CACTTAATATGTGTCATCAATATGCAAAAGAAAGAGTTAAATATCCAGTTGATATTGTATCTACACCAATGACTGTAAATCAAATGCGTGATCAAATAGATCAGTATATGAATAAACATCAAAAGAAAACAATAATAACTCTTGATCATAGCATGCTTGTAAAAAGAGCACCATATCAAAATAGTACATTAGATATGCTATTTGAATTAGGTGAATTCTTTACACAATGTAAAAGGGATTATCCTTGTTTATTTATATGTCTATCACAGCTTAATAGGAATATTGATAATCCTGACAGAGCTATTGATGGTAAATATGGTAACTACATTCTTGAGTCAGATATATTTGGTTCTGATGCTATGCTACAACATGCTGATACTTTAATTGGTATCAACAGGCCAGCAAAGCAAAAGATTAGATTCTATGGACCAGATAGATATATAATTGAAAATGATAGAACATTGGTGTTGCATTTTCTAAAAGCCAGAAATGGTGATGCACGTATGTCATTCTTTAAAGCAAAGTTTGAACAAATGCAAATAGAAGAAATGCCTACACCCGGCCAACAAGAAAGAAGATGATAAGTACTAAAAAAATAAATACTGAACATATGGGATTAACACCACAAGAAAGAAAAATAAAAGTTGCAAAACTTAGAGAAGAGCATGAGGATTATTTCCAAACAATTGGAGACCTTAGAGCACTGTATATACCCAAGATGGCTTACCGTCCTAAAGGCAAAGATGAATTGTTTGTTAGCTTTTTTCCTAGTGAATTAGAAAAAGATCAAGACATCTATACTGAATTTGTAAGTATAGATTATGATAGTGAAGATCCAAAGAGAACTTTGTATTTACACAAAAACAATCCACACTGGAAACAAGAATATGAACTTGTTACATCTAGCTCAGGATTTGAAAGACATCTTATACCAGTTAGTGAACTTAAAGTAATCAATGATGTAACTACCAGATCAGGTAGCCCAATTATTGAAGAACCAAAGTTTGTTTCTGATATAGGTAAAACCTTGTTTGATCTACCTGACCCAGATGCGGGTTCTAATACACAACTTGTAGATAAATTGGAAGATATAAATCAAACATTGATAACATTAACAAAAGTAATTAATAAATTAATCAAGTAGTATGGCACAAAGCGTATTAGTAATTGCTGATTCAGGTACAGGAAAGTCAACCTCAATCAGAACATTAGATCCAAAAGAGACTTTCATAATTAACATTGCAAATAAACCTCTACCTTTTAAGGGCTATAAGAGTAAGTATACTCAGATTAGTAAAGAAAATCCTAAAGGTAATCTAACCTCAACTGCAACAGCACCGGGGATAGTTAAGGCAATGATGCATGTTAATGATAAGATGCCACAAATCAAAACAATTGTTGTTGATGACTGGCAGTATATGAGTTCTTTTGAGTATTTTGATAGAGCTAATGAAAAAGGGTATGATAAGTTTACTCAGATTGCATCTAACCTAGCGCAAGTTGCTAAGTTACCAAAAGATCTGAGAGATGACTTGACTATTATTTTTCTAACTCATTCAGAAGAGTCAACTGATATAAATGGAAATAGAAGAATCAAAGCTAAGACGGTTGGTAAAATGATTGACAATACGTTAACTTTGGAAGGTCTATTTTCAATTGTCCTTTTTGGTAAGGTAAATAAAAATGATGATGGTGAACTTGAATATGGTTTTGAAACTCAAAACAATGGAGAGAACACATGTAAATCACCAATAGATATGTTTGAGGATAGATTTATCCCAAATGATCTGCAATTTGTAAAAGATTGTATTGAAGAATACAATAAGTAAAATTAATTATTAAAAAAAGTAAAATTATGTTAAGTACTAAAGACATGTCTGCCGGATCAGGTAGCGTAAAACCAGTTATTGGAACAGGAAACCAAGTAGTAAAAATCAATGACATCACATTTGATCAAACGCCTTATGACAGTGAGGCATATAATATCACATTGCATGTTGAGTCAGAGCCAGTTGAAGGTGACTTCAATGGTTTCTTAAAAGATGTGAATAATCCTAATGGCCCACGTTATGAAGGTCAAGTAGGTAGAGTTAGATTCTCACCATATCCATTTAAAGATGCTGTATTAGCAAATGGTAATGAGATCAGCCGTGATACTGAAGTTCTAAAAGCTATGGTATTTCTTGCAGAAGTTGTAGGAAAGAGAGATGAGCTTGATGCTATTGAGGCAAATACAATTGAAGACTTTATGACAAAGGCATCAAAAGTTTGTTCTAACACTGGTTACATTAACGCATGCTTAGGTGCACGTGAGTGGGAAAACAAAGATGGTTATATTAATAATGATTTATTTTTACCAAAGAGAAATAGAATGGGTGTTCCATTAGAAGCTCTTAATACTGAGAACTCTAATCTATTGACATTTGATAAAAATGATACAAATCATTTCCGTCCAATGAAGAAGACTGAAACTGTAGGTGCACAAAGTTTTGAGCCTGCAGCACCAGCTGGATCAGACTTTGATTTGTAATATATAATATAAATAATTGAGGTGTCAATGGGACCACTAATGGCTTAATTAATAGGAAGAATTCGCACTCCTACTGTTAGCCTCATTTATTTTATTTATTAATATGTTCAATACAAAAAACATAGTAGGTGAAGGACATGATGTACCAAGCACATGGGTATTTCAATATTACTTAGATCTTCCTGAACAGCTTACGGGTCAAGATATTAAGATTAAATCTATTTTTAATCCTAATGAAAGGACTCCAAGCTTTTGCATTTATGTAGATAAATCCATAATGCAGTATAAGTTTAAAGACTTTTCTACAGGTAGAAGTGGTAGTAAGATTGATTTAGTCCAAAGTATATTTGATCTAAGCTTTTCTGATGCTATGCAGAAGATTGTTATAGATTATAATAAACATGTAAGGTCATCAGAATATAAAGAGCAAACCTTTACCCCTCATGCTAGATGGGAAATAGATTTTATAAAAGAGAGAGCATGGTCTATTGAAGATCAGAAGTTCTGGTTATCTTTTAGAATAGGTAAGACTATGCTGAGTAAGTATAATGTTAGACCTATAGAATACTATAACCTCATCAAGGAAGAGGACGGAGAAGTAAGAAAGCTTAGAATTGGCAGCAAGTGGTGCTATGGTTACTTTGATAAAGATGGTGAAGTATATAAAATGTACCAACCTAAGAGTAAAAAGTACAAGTTCTATAAAGCAAAGTCTTATTTACAAGGCAAAGATCAATTAGAATATAAACAGCCTTACTTAGTTATTTGTTCTTCTTTGAAAGATGCTATGTGTCTCAAAGGTATGGGTTATAATATAGAAGTTATTAGCCCTGACTCAGAGAATACTATGATTAAACCTCATATAATAGAGCATTTAAAAAAGAAGTACAAAAAGGTAATAACGTTATTTGATAATGATGAAGCAGGCAAGCATGCTATACAGAGATATCATGATACATATGGTATACATGGTGTATATCCTACATTATGTAAAGATGTGTCAGATGCTATGAAAGAACATGGCTTTGATAAAGTTCATGCAATGCTTAAACCATTGTTAAAAGATATATTAAATAAATAAATATGGAAAATGTCATAAAAAGAAGATGGTTTATACCAGGTAACGTTCCTAGCAGTAAAAACGGTAGAAGGTGGACAGGTAAATACTTTATTGCCAGCAAAGCTGTAATGAATTATAGAAAGTTGACAAAAGAATATTACGCCAAGTATGCTGAAGACTTTAGAAATGAAGTTGCAAAGCAAGACCTACCTGTTACAATAAGCTTTGAGTTTATTAGAGGTAGCCGCCACAAGTTTGATTATATAAATCCTGCACAAACAGTGCAAGATGATATGGTAAAACATGGATGGATTGAAGATGATAATGCTGAGTTTATTATACCAGCATTTGAACAGTATTCTTATGATAAGAAAAACCCCGGTGTATGGATAGAGTTAGTAATAAATGATAAAGAAATATAAGTGGAGAAAAAAGTAATTACATCAGAAGAGTTTTTCAAATTAAAAGAAATGTTTTCAGGATCTGTAGAGGATGTTGTAATGGCTTTAGAAATTTATAATACACAGTACAAAGACAAAGAAGTTTTAGATCAGCTTATGGCAAAAGCCTTAATGTTTGATAAAAGACTAGCTTTTGTTGAGTCAGTAAAATTTGATTTCTTGGCTAATACACAGAAAATCTATGCATTCATCAATAAAAATACAGCAGATAAAGTATATCTAGAAATAATGAATAAAATTATAAAATGATAAACGTTCAAGACCAGGTTGCTAGGACAACCAAAAGTTTAATTTTCTCAGAGCCCTTTTACGGGCTCTTTTTAATTGGTATCAATAAGAAGTATAGCATGGGCCTGCCAACAGCAGGTGTTAGCAAGCATCAAGTTGGTGTCCAATTGAGTATAAATCCTGAGTTCTTTAATGGCCTCAGTGAAGATCATAGATATGGATTAATTAAGCATGAGCTTTTGCATATTGCATTTGGTCATCTTATTATGAGAGATCTATATGCTAATCATAAACTATTTAACATAGCCGCAGATCTAGAAATCAACCAATACATATTGGAAAGTAAATTACCGGAAGGTGGTTTGCTGTTAAGTAGTTTTCCTGAACTTAATTTGCCTACAAAGGCAGGTACAAAAGTTTATTATGATTTGCTTCAACAAGCACAACAAGATGGCACATGTCCTTCCTTAGATAATTTAATGGATCAGATGGATGGTAATTCACAATACTGTCATTCTACATGGGAAGAGTTTGATTCTTTACCAGAAGCTGATAAAAAGCTGATACAAAAACAAATTGAGCATCAGCTTAAAGAGTCAGCAGAACAAACAGTAAAGAAATGTGGATCTATACCTGGTGAATTAGCAGAGTTAGTAAGAAGACTAATGTATGTTGAGCCACCTAAGTTTGATTGGAAAGGTTATCTAAGAAGGTTTGTAGGAAACTCTAGTATAGTTTATACAAAAAAGCTGAGACGTAAGTATAATAAAAGATACTCAGCTAATCCGGGCCTTAAGATTAAATTTAAGAATCATATTCTTGTTGGTGTTGACACAAGTGGATCTGTAAATAGTGATGAGCTAAAGGAATTCTTTAGTGAACTTACACATATGCACAAAACTGGTCATAAAATTACAGTAGCGCAGTGTGATACTAACTTAAACAGTGTAAGAGAGTTTAATCCAAAGAAAGATTGGGAAATACATGGTCGTGGTGGGACAAGCTTCCAACCAGTAATTGACCACTACAATGAAAAGAAAGGGCAATACACAGCCCTTATATATTTAACAGATGGTGAAGCATATCCTCCAGAGGACTGTCCTAAGAATACATTATGGGTTCTTAGTAGTGTTTCTAATATGAATGATGAGTTACCAGGAAAAGTAATCAAATTAAATTAATAAAAAAATGGCACAAGTAAATTTAAATGTAACAGAGTTAAAAGGATTTGTAAATCACATTATCACTAACAATAGATACTTACAAGAAGAAGGTAAGAATTCTGTATCAGTAGAAGTTGTAGGTGAGTCAGGTATTGGTAAGACTTCTACTATAGTAGAGCTTGCACAAGAGAATAACCTAAAATTTGTAAAACTTAATCTTGCTCAGATAGAAGAGCTAGGTGACTTAGTTGGTTTCCCTGTACGTCAATTTCAGATGTATAAAGAGAAAACAGTACCAGTTAAGAAAGTAGATGATTTATCTATGGTTACTGCAGCACAAAGAGCAGCAGGATCAAGTCTTGCAAATATGTCAACTACAACAACTAAAAAAGTTGGTATGTGGGTTGATGAGCTTGCCGTACAAGAGTATCTTAAGAATGGATACAAGATGACAGGTAAGAATAGAATGTCTTATTGTGCTCCTGAATGGATTGCTGATGCTAAGTCTGGTGGTATTCTTTTGTTAGATGACTGGAACCGTGCAGATACAAGGTTTATTCAAGCCGTTATGGAATTGATTGACCGTCAA